GTAGCTGATGAGTCTGACCTTAGTGTTGACGTATCCAGCTTGATGGCTAAGTCCACAAAGGATGAGTCTGATCTTAGTGTTGACATTTCTTCGCTACAAGCTCAGCGCGTAGCAGATGAAAGCACAACCGACACAGACATCTCAAGTCTTCATGCATCAGTCGCTTCTAACGATGTTGTTGCTGTAAGCAGCGCAATTAATGGAGCCGCAACCCCTCAATCAAGTGCAACAATTTCATTTGGAAGAACATTTGCTTCTACTCCAAAAGTTATTGGATTGATTAAAGGTGGTGCAAACTCTCCAATTATTGCATGCATGTTATCCAACATATCGACAACCGGAGCTACATTCCAATTCTCGGATGATATAACCACCGACGGTGAGTATACATTAGAGATTTTGGCATCAATATAATCGAGCAAGATCTTTATCTTGGGCGACCCTTCGGGGTCGCCTTTTTTGTGTAAAATGAAGTATGAGCGAAGAAAACATATTTGAAAATCTATTTGATAATTCAAAAGATGAACTGAGCGCATATGCCAAGCCAAACAAGCAAGCTCAACTCAAAAAACAATTTAATAAATTGAAGCATAAAATTCTATATCTTAATATGGAGCACGAAGAGCTGAATGAAGAGTTCCAGGAAATAAGGCGAGACTTTATTGCAAAAATAATGATTTATTGCCAAAATAATAAAATACAATCCCCACTTGAATCATCCGAAGAAAAAAGTATCGACAAAAAAGAAAAAAAATCTCCATCAGAAATAAACGATCTTTTCAGACAAGTTGCAATCAAAACGCACCCAGATAAAAACAAAGATCTACCCCCAGAGGAAATAGAAGAAAGAAAAAAATTATTTAACGAAGCTGTCAAAGGTAAAGATTCTGGAAACTTTGGAAAAATCCTTCAAGCTGCCTTAGAGCTTAATGTTCCTATAAAAACTGTTTCGCCTAGTCTAATAAAACATTTAAGACAAGAAATACAAAAAATGCAAAAAAACATAAAACAAATCAAAAACGACATTATGTATAAATGGGCAAAATCTGATCAAAAAACAAAACAGCAAATATTTGAATTATTGACAAAAAACTTAAAACCCTTATAATACCTACAACCCCACATAATTATGATCGAATTTTATAATGTAAAGAAAAAAGAAAAAGTTTTAATTGATCCACTTAAGGTTTCAAAAAAAACCTATGAAAAAATAACAAAAGCGGGAAAACTATCTATTCGCTACTGTCTTAAAGCTGTAGACGAAGATGGTACAAAGCTGTCTAAATTTTGCGGCAAAACCGATTTTGATACTATCCAATAAAAATTTTTATAAAATATCGTTATAATTGATTCCGTATTTTGCCCCCAGATAATTACCAACTACATTTAAATCTGCATCAGAAAGCGCTGAGTCAAAGAAAATAATTTCGTAAATATATCCAGTCAAAGTATATGCAGTTGCTGAAGCACCTCCAACCTTAAAGTGATTTTTTTTACCATTCCATCCTGGATTACTAAAACTCTCTTCAGTTACAGCAGAACCTCCGTTACCGAATATTTTATATGAATTTTGTGAGCTACTAGTTGTTATAGTTGTAATATGAGGAGCATTGATATTTACACCGTGAGATTTAGCGCTAAGCCTAGCGCCCCTCAAGGTTGACATGTAGCCAATAACACCACCTTGAATTAGTCTTGCGCCACCTGCGGCTGGAAAAGCTATAGGATCTGCTGAAGAATCTCCATTTGCATCGAATGCAAATATTATAGTAGAATCACCATTGGTGTTCTTAAAACTTGACTGCACACCAGATCCTGAAAGAAGATTAGACCCATCAAAGTACAATGCATTTTTACCGTTTATATGTGAAGTTTTAAGAGTAGGAGACAATGCCGTACTATGTGCTGCAAGTATATTTCCAACCGCCTTATCTCTCCACGCTAAAATCTTATCATCATTGCTTGATGCCAAACTTCCATCTGCTTTAAATAAATATTCAGATTCTGGGCAAAAATGAAACGTGGGTGATTCGCTCACAGTATAACTAGAATCTAAAACGTAAGATCCACTTAAAGTACTAATGTTAGGCGCGAAATATTTTATACTCAAATATTCATGTATAGTATTCCAGTCGGCGTCAGAAATAACCTCATTAAATAGTAAAATTTCAGAAATTTCACCATCAAGTTTGTAAGAAGAATTTCCACCACCTATCGACATTACGGAGGTCACACCAAAAGAGTAGCTGCTCACCTGATATTGAGATGCCTTGTTGTAAAATAGCTCGTAACTTGAAGTGCCTGAATTTACTTTTAACCCAAATATGTTGTTTCCTGATGCTGGTTTTGCAAAGTTTTCAGTCACCGCATTAATTCTGGCGCTTAGAAACGCGCTGCTGTAATCTGGAGACAATCTATCTCCTCCCGCCTGAGAACCCGTGTCAAATAAGTCGCAAAAAGTGCTATTTGCATGATCGTTGTAGACTGCAATTAAAGTAACATTTTGACTCGAAAACTGACTAAGAACACTTGAGTTTGATAGATAATCATCTATACCATCGAATTGTACAGTTTTATTACCCAGTAGACCCGATGCTCTAAACACAGGAGCATTAGAGCCAGAACTTGTAAAGTTATATCCATTTCCGCTTTTATCTGCCCAAGAAGTAACTGGATCTCCGTCCGAAAGAGATAACTCAGAAGCGTCGAGATGTAAAAGAGGTACAGCGCCAAGTCCCACTGATTCTGTTAAATTATATGCAAAAGCGGAGCCAGTTCCATCTGAATGTAATTCAACCCATGAGCTGCCATTATAAACAATAAACCTATTTGTGCTTGTTTCGAAGTATGCTTTACCCGCTACTGCGGATCCGGCACCTCTATCTGCGATTGTATCTATAGTTGCCATGATATTAACCTACTGCGTCAGGTAAAAAAACCTTCCATTCCGATCCGTTATAAAGAAGGACTGCGTTATCACTTAGTCTTATTACAATATCCCCAGCTACAGGGGTTAATGCGTCAATTGCTGCTTGATCTGGGTAAATATTTATATCACTCATTATGCGTCATTATTATAGGTTTGCCATTCTGATCCATCAAAAATGTAAAGGTCATCAGTATCTGTTCCGTACATTATAGTGCCTGCAGTGTCACCGGACCTCGAACGAATATTGGCCTCGGTATCACCGATAACATTAAGCGTTGTTGAAGTTGATCCGCCCGGATTTACAGATTGCGAATACTCTCCACTCAAAGCTGATCCATTAAGAAAAAAATCTAAAAATAAATTTTCATCAACTATATCATTTGAAAATGAAACATTAAATCCAGTGGTTGACACGTTATACAAAACATGCGAATAAAAAGAAGTCGGGGGTTGCTCTGAGTCGTACGTCAAACCAATTACTACATTAGGCTTAGATTCATAATCGCTCAAACCAAAGTCCTGATATTTAATGCATAAATCATTTACTCCAGTTGCCAGTTTAAATCGAGCAGAAAGAGTGTTAAACTTTCCAGAAACTTGATTTACATTATTCGAAACAAGATTTAAATCCCCCGAAACTTGAGATATGTCATCAGAAACCCCAGATATATTTGTGGAGATATTAGAATCAAGAGAATCACCAAGTTTGCGAGTAAAAGCCCAATCAACCTGATTGTTTTCTCCGGTTTTTTCGTAGATGAAATTGGTATCAGTATCTATATACTCTGAACCAACAACACCTGCAGCCTTGGAACTGCCAGTCGGATGACCAGCATCAAGAATTAATGGCTTTCTTATTCCTAGGTTAGCATTAACGAAAGTTTCGAACGCTCCCATTTATTAATCCCTCCTATTACTGTGATATAATAAAGCTGCAGAATATAAATCTAAATCATGTTCTTCAGATATATCTCTTATTTCACTATTGATACCTAAATTTAGAACTTGCTCAGGATCTTGTATACATTTTGACATACTTTCTTCCCATAGATTTTCTGCCTCCGATAGTACTACAGATTCTATCAACTCAAAAACCATAGACTCTTCAGATTTTTTGAGCTTTTTCTTTCCAAGTCTTTTTCTCATTTGTTTTAAGCCCTGAGTTTTTAAATTTTCTGTTGAATAAATTATGTCTTGAATATTTTTTCTAGAATATAATTCTGTAGCGTCGATTTTGTTTTCTTGAGGAATATCACTGGTGCCCACAGGTCTACCAACTTCTTGTGGTGGAGTTGATTTTGTTTTAGCTCCAGGCTCAATCATTGGAACGCCACCAACAATTGGATTATACATACCCTGTTTTCTCTGTTCTATATAAGCTTGCTGAGCAGCCTGCATTTCTTCTGGCTTTGGATAAGCCCCCTTCTCCAGGACGTTCATCCCTTGCTCCGGAGTGATAATTCCCAGCTCTATCAATCTTGTGGCAACCCTTTGCAATTGAACCTCATCCTTGATATCAGTTTGCTCAAACTTGACTGTAGGATATTTTCTGAATCCCAAATTTTGACATATCATTTTTACCTGAGGCTGCAGAAAATCATAAATAAAAGCATTGCGAGATTCTTCAAGTCTTTCTAAAAATATTTTTGCTTTTACCTGAGTATTGCTATACCTTTCATCTCCAACAATAACATTTTGCAAGCCTTCCTTTATGTCGTTATTAATTACCTCATATTTAGATGGGCCAACAACTTTACTAATATCAGGTATAACAAAGTTTGCTTTTGTTGTATAGTCGCTAACCAAAACCCTACCAACACTTTCATTTTTAAAAAGGTTCTGCATTGCCTCCATGTTCCTTGGGTTGATTCCCCCTTTATCTGGCTCCGCACCCATCGTAATTAGCAAAATTACATTTTCTATAGTTCTACATATAGCTTGGTCAATTTGCTTTAGCTCTAATTTAAAATTTATATCATCAAGAACAGGATAACCAAAGGGTATAGCAAAAGGCTCGTAATCTTGTTTTTTGTAAAAAGAATAAACTAAATGACCTGGATCGAGCTTAATTTTTAAACCATCAGAGTTGTACTGACCTCTCTCGATAGCCTGCTTCGTATCGGGATCTAAAGCCTCGAAAACCTGAATATCATATTCCGTCTTAGGACTCTTTAGTCTTTCTATATCATATTCTGAAAGTATTTTTTCATACAATCCATTTTCAAATGAAGAACCTTTTTTTGCGACTATATCATATGGATTAAGCATTATATACTTAACAGGAAGCTTTCCCGGTTTCAGAGATAAAGTTGATCCATATATTTTACTTATCTTATCAAAATCTGACTTAGAAAACTGCCCATCAACTCTGTACATAAAAATATTACCACTTCGATAATACTCTCTAAAATATTGATCTTTAAGATTCCATAAATTAATTCTTTCAAACCACTTATATATAAAATCCTGAGAATTTTTTGTTCCGCCCTCTAGATATACATTTGAGTTAGCAAACTCAGACATAATATCAATAGCGTTTCTAAAAACGGATATATTAGCATAAGCCTTCTGACAAAGCTCTATTGTTTCCCTGACATTTACCCCATCCGATCCATACGTGTAAGGCAAGACACCACTGGCAATATTAGAAAATCTATGTTTTTTTGTGGATTTATGTGTTGAGTTTCTTCTTGATGAAAATTCGTCAGAAAGAGACTGGTTTCTGCTATATGTAGAAGCTATAGATTCAGTATAATAAGGCTCTCCCGAAGAAGAAGGGGTTATATTATTAGACTGAATAATCTTAGAAAGATCCTCTGAACTGTCCTTAGAAAATTTATCCCAATAATCTGATTTTTTTACGTACTTTCTTTTACCCATGCATTATGGTACACAAAAGTTAAAGTAAAGTCTACCAAAAGTTAAAAGTTAACTTTTGACTTTTGTGTCATTTATAAGTCGTGTATATATCTACATGTCTAAAGAAGAAAGAAAACGGTGCATGGTATCAACTCCACAAGGAAATATAGCAGGAACAATTATAAACGAATATGAAGAGCTTGGCGGCGCAGAAGATGGAGCTGTTTTTGCTGTAATCGAGCTTGATAATGGTCAAATAATTACAGTCAAAATGACTGAATTAATAGAATAATAAGGTGTAATACTTGAAATGATTTTTGCAATATTAACACTTATATCCGCGCTAAGTATATCTTGTATAGCTGCATATTTTAGTATTATTGGTCTCGCAACAATATTCCCAGGATCAATTGCCGCAGTAATTGCTATGGGTTCTGCTCTCGAAGTTGGTAAAATTATAGCCGCAATATGGCTTCATAAAAATTGGAAGTCGGCACCCAAGACAATAAAAGCTTATTTATTTTCAGCAATTGTTGTCTTAATGGGTATAACAAGCATGGGGATATTTGGATTTCTATCCAAATCCCACATAGAGCACGAGCAAAATAGCGTAAAAGCACAAGCCTTAGTTCAACAGGTTGAGACTAAAATATCAAGGCAACAAGATTACATTGCAAGACAAAAAGAACTGATAGCTCAAAATGAAGACAAAAATAAAAACCTTTCAGATAAAAGCGCAGAAAACATAGAGCTAGAGCAAAAGAAAATATCTCAATTAACGGACCAGCTAGCAAAAGATATTTCATTAGACAACAAAATGCTCGAACCTATAAATGCTAGAATCAATGAACTGAATCAAGAATTAAATGAAGTAAAAAATCAATCTGGTGGTTTATTTTCCAATAAAAAACAAAAAATAGAAGACAAGATAGCCGAGCAAGCTACAGAGAGAGAAGAGCTTAAAATTAAAAAACAGCAAATAGAATCAAGAATTTCTAAATATAGAGATGAGACATCTTCTATCATTTCAGATATAAGACAAAGAATACAAGAATACCAAACTATAGGATTTGAAAAGCCAGAAGATACAGAATTAAAAATAGAAGAATTAAATCAAAACATATCACAAGCTCTAGATATAATTGATAATTTAGAGCGAGAAAAATTTGATCTAGATGATGGCTCTAGACAGCTAGAAGCTGAGGTTGGGCCAATAAAATATGTGGCAGAATTAATTGCAGATTTTACAGGCATGCAATTCGACATGGGCAAAGCTGTAAGAATAGTAATTATAATATTGATTTTCGTTTTTGACCCACTAGCTATTCTTTTGGTTCTTGCGGCGCACATTAGTTTATCGAAAAAGTTTCCCAAAGCAATGCAAGATGATGTTGCAGTATTTGAAAAATCGACTGAAATTGAGTTAAAAATTAAAGAACTAGACAGGCAACAAGTTGACCTAGAAGAAAGACAAAAAGATATAGACCAAGAAAATAAGATACTTTCACTAAAGGAAGATCAAGTCCAAAAATATCAAGAAGAAGTTTCCGCAGCGAAAGAAGAGCTCAGGAAAATTAAAATAGAATGCCAGCAAGAAATACTAAAAAAAGAAGACTCCTCGGTTGTGTCTAAAGAAATTGAAGAGTTAATGAAACAAAAAACGATTGCTGAAAATGACATCAAGCAAATAAAAATTAGTAAAGCCAAACTGCTAGACAAGGCAGATGAAGCCGCAAAAAACGTTTCCGAAATAAAAGAAATAATGATTTCCCATAAGTCTCAATCAAATGCAATCGACGAATTAAAATCTGAAATATGCGTGAGCGCCAATGCTTTATCGGAAATAAAAAATCAAGTAACAGCCCTCGAGCAAGAAAAAGAAGATCTTTATATTAAAAATATTAATCTAGAAAAACAGCTTTTAAATAAGAGTCAAGAAGTTAACATTAATCCAAATACAGAATTAGAGAATAAAATATCCGAACTTACTGTTCAAAAAAATCAATTATTAAAAGAAAACATTGAAATTAAAAATCAAAAAACATCTATTGTAACTTGCTCTGTACTACCAAGTGGAAGATATCAACTGCAAGTTCCGTGCAAGCACTCTGGAACTCATTGCTTTGAAAGAGTTAACAACTTCCCTAAAGAAGATATTTTTGAATTTATAGATATTGCAGAAAAGATAGATCTAGCAGATACCGGAAAAAATTCTGAGATTAAATCCAGCATATTTGACTCGATGATAAAAAATTTAGTAGATCAACACGTCGACAACAGAACTTACCATAAGATAAAACCTAAATACGAATATAAAGCTTGACTTTGTATAATTTTTAGTTTATACTGATTGAGTGAAAAAACTCAATAAAAGAGACATAATTAAAAAAATTGTTGTTGAACCATCAACGCAAAAAAGAATGTTCTGGGCAAGAGAAATGAAAATGCTAAATGACCTTATGGATATGTTTAATTCTGAAGAATTTTGGCAAAAAGTTTGTTTAGATAAAGTTCCGTCACTAGCCGTATTAAGATCAGGCCATGGCCTTTCCATTCTCTCCAAAAAATACAAAGAATTTAATTACAAGATTCCTGCAAAAGTCGAAATTCCGCTGGGAAAAAAGACGGGCAAAGATAAAATAATTTCGAAAAAACCAAAAACAATTAGACAATTTATAGATGAGTAAAACCAAAGATATTCAAACAACCGACCAGATAGCAAAATTTCTATCCGACAAAGATAATCAAAAGTATCATTACAACTTTCATGAAGCTGAAGACTATAAAATCTCTAGCGGCAGCCTAAATCTAGACATAGCTCTTGGAGGAGGCCTACCTAGTGGAGCCCACAGATTTACAGGAATCAATGAAGGCGGAAAAACTAGTTGCGCCATGGCTTTTGCTAAAAACTTTCAAAAACATTTCGATAAAGATGGAATGGTTATTTATATCAAAAGCGAAGGAAGATTTAGCCCAGAAATGATCGAGCGATCTGGAATCAGCACGGACCCTGAAAAGTTCTTCGTTTTCGATTGTAATATTTTTGAAAAAGTTTTCGAATTAATCAGAGAGCTTGTTTTTAACAACGAACACAACAAAAAATACATGTTTATCATTGACAGCGTAGATGCACTATGCAGGGTTGGAGACATAGACAAGCCCTTTGCTGAATCTGAGCAAGTAGCTGGAGGCGCGTTAATAACATCAGTATTCTTAAAAAAGATGGTTTTACCAATTACAAAAATGGGCCATACAATGATCTTGACCAGTCAAGTTAGAGTCGAGGTCGCAACAAACCCTTATGCAGCAAGAGGCGGCCCAAAAGTTAAGCAGGCTGGAGGAAATGCGATCAAACACTATGCCAACTTCATCTTGGAATTTGAAGAAAGGTATACATCAGATCTTATATTTAAAAATCCAACAGCAACAAGATTAGACGAAAAGGGCGAGCCAATAGGGCATTACTGCAAAGTAAAATTTAGAAAAAGCATTAATGAAAAAACCGGCTCAACAGTAAGATATCCCATACAGTATGGACAAAAAGATGGCAAATCCATCTGGAGGGCTCGAGAAATTCTGGACATGCTTTACCTTTTTAACCTAATAGTAAAAAAAGGAGCATGGATTTCAGTCTCTGAAGATCTAGTTAAAGAATTAGCTGATAAAAAAATTGAAATTAACGAAAAGTTCCAAGGAGAACAAAGGCTAATTGATTTTTTAGAAGAAAATGAAAAGCTTTGCGACTTCCTATATAAAGATTTTAAAAATCTAACAAATGCGCTTTAAGACGTTAACTGGCGCAGAACGAACTGTAAAAAAACCTAGATCTTACTTAATTAATTGGGACGGAGAAAGCAGGAGTAAAATACAGTTTCAAGCCAAACAATTCCTCAAAAAACATTGGTGCAACCACATTGTTTTTGAAGAGTTTCCCGTAGCAGGAACAAAACTTTCTTTAGACTTTTACAATGCCAATAAAAAAATTGCAGTTGAAGTTCAAGGAAAACAACACACAAAATATGTACCCTTTTTTCACGGATCAAATAAAATAAACTACCTGAACCAACTAAAAAGAGATCAAGACAAATTTAAATTTTGCGAATTAAATGATATACAACTTGTAGAAATATATGATGGTGATGAATTAAATGATAAGCTTTTTTTAAAATTTGGAGTTATATTATAATTAGTGTAATATGATATATGAGCGACGAATTTATTGACCCAGAAAATTTATCAAAATTTAATTTGCCCGAAAATATACTAACGCAACTTTTCGAATTCTCAGGATCCACTTCAGGAGATAGTGGGTTCATTTTATCTTTTGTCAATCAAGATGGATTGCCATCTGTTATTACAAAAGCATCTTCACCAATTGTAGAAATGGGACTAAGGAAAGCCCTAGAGCAGTACCTAGATCAGTTGGCCGCACAAGAAATAGAATTAAATTCTGGCGGAGACCTTGGCGACGAAGAAATGCCTTGACATTTTTGTGTTAATGTGATACCATTCTAACATGGTAAATTCACACGAACTAGAACAACACTTAATCGCAGGACTCATTAAGTATCCCGAAAGCTATCCGCTTATAGCTTCATTTATAACTCAAGATGATTTTTTTGACAAGAATACAATTGTAAATAAAACTATTTTTTGTGTCTTAAGGCAGTCTCTAGAATCAGGAGATGCTCTTGACGAAGTTCTCCTGGCCCAAAGAGTTCAATCATTAAACATTTCTTTTGAAGACAATATTAACATCGCAGACTATATCAAGGCTTTATCCATGAGACAAATTTCAAAAGAAGGTGTGCTAAAAGCTGCTCAAGAATTAAAAAAAATTACAGTTAGAAGAGAAATACATAATGCCTCATTAGAGGTGGCAAAGAATATGAAAAGCATGCCCTCCAGTGCAACTTTTGATGATATAGTAAGTGAAGCAGATAAAATATATAACGATAAAATAAATTTATACGAAATTGGTTCAAGCAAGCCAGAAAATCTCTTTGATGACATGGAAGACTTTATTGAAGAGAGGGGAAACAATCCTATTGATGAATTTGGATTGATGGGTCCGCACCCAAGATTAAACGAGCTGTATGGCTCTCTGTTTAGACCTGGAAATATAGCTGTTGTGGTAGCCCGAGCAGGAGTAGGAAAGACTCAATTTTGCATGGACTTCTGTACAAAAGTTTCTGAAATAAATAATAACATTCCAGTGTTACATTTTGATAATGGCGAAATGAGTAAAGAAGAGCTTATTATTCGACAGTGCTCCGCCTTGTCAGGAGTACCCATGCACTTACTAGAAACAGGCAGGTGGAGACAAGCTGGCGAAGAAGTTATACAAAAAGTTAGAGATACTTGGGCTAAAGTCAAAAACTTCAAATTTTATTATTACAATGTAGCTGGCCATTCAATTGATAGCATGCTTAATATTATCAGAAGATTCTATTATTCAGAGGTTGGAAGGGGGAATCAAATGATCTTTAGCTTCGACTATATTAAGACAACTTATGAAAGGCAAAATGGAGTAAGTAGTTGGGAAACCGTTGGTAGGATGGTAGATAAATTCAAGCAGCTCATACAAAAAGAATTATGTTTTAACGATAAGCCTGCAGTGGCTATGCTTACAAGCGTTCAGAGCAATAGGCTCGGAATTACCAATAATCGTAATTCAGACAGTATTGTTGATGACGAAAGTATAGTTTCTCTCTCTGATCAGATAACCCAGTTTTGTTCCCATTTGTTTTTGCTGAGACAAAAAACTATGGATGAAATCCAGGATGAACCAGAAGGTTTTGGAACCCATAAACTAATATGCCTAAAGTACAGATGGCTAGGGAAAGATGTTCATAGGGCCCTACAACCAATTGAAATGCCCGATGGCAGCAAAAGAAAAAATTATATCAACCTTAATCTAGAGAATTTTGCTATAGAAGAGCGAGGCGACTTGCAAGATATGGTGAGCCATATGGACTCAGATGGAGTTGGAGTTGTTGTTGAAAGAGGAGATGAAGTTCCAGACATTTAATGAGTCCCGAAAAAATCAAAGATTCCCTGGTTGAACTAGGTTATAAACTGGCAGACAGAGGCTCTTACTGGCAGACAAACGCCATATTCAGAAATGGCGATAATAAAACTGCTATACAAATATATAAAAATACAGGCGTCTGGAAAGATCATGTAGCCGATAGTCAGTTCTCTCCGTTTAAGAGATTGGTTGAAATTACTTTGGGTACGAATGATCCTAAAACAGTAAATCAATATATTGACGAAGAAGATGTAGGTGCGAATTATAATAAATTAAAATTTTCAGAAAAGTTAGAAATGGAAGAGATATACCCAGAAAGCTGTCTAGACAGACTTCTTCCTCACTATAAATTTTATAATGACAAAGGAATATCAAACGAAACCTTAGTGCCCTTGAAAGGTGGATACGCAACTAGTGGAAAGTTAAATAATAGATTTATTTTTCCTATCTATAATGAATACAAACAAATTCATGGCTTTTCCGGTAGAGACATGCAGCAATCTAGTTCTAGACCTAAATGGAAACATGTTGGCAAAAAGAAAGGATGGATATACCCGCTTTATGTTAACAGCCAAACAGAGCAGGCCATAAGAGATAAATCTGAAATTATTTTTGTAGAGAGCATTGGAGACATGTTAAATTTACATGAGAATGGATTTAAAAATGTAATGGTTACCTTTGGTTTAGATATATCAACAAAATTAATATGCTCAACATTATCTCTAAATGTAGAACGTATTGTTATAAGCTTAAATAATGACGCTAGCTCATCCAGGAATCGCGGGCTAGAAGCTAGCATCAAAAACTATCTTAGATTACTCAATTATTATGACCCTCATAAAATTTTGATATGCTTGCCTCTTCAAAAAGATTTTGGGGATATGAATAAAGAAGAATTTAAAAAATGGTCAAACAAGCTACAATCTACAGAACCAAATAAACAACAAAAATTTATCCTCGACAAGATAAAAGATATACATAAAAATATTCCCAAAACATTGCTAAAAAATACAAAAATAATTAGCAATGAGTGAACTAACCAAACTTTCTGCAAGTAGAATAAAGACGGCACAAACCTGTTCCTGGACCTACTGGTGTAATTATAAGCTTAAACTACCTGACTCTGGCAACGATGGATCAAGCAGGGGTACTATTTGCCATAACATTTTTGAGCTTTTAGGAGATAAGCATAAAAGAGAGTTCAATAAAATTGTTAAAGACGGAACAATATGGAATACAAATATCGTAGCTTCACAGGTTAAAAAAGAAGCTAAAGAATTGAATGTGGATGATAAGGAAAACCTTGATCTAATAGATGAAATGATTGTGAATGGCCTAAGATGCGATTTCTTTGGAGACACAGACGAAAAACCAGTCCATGCAGAATCTGAAAAGTTTTTCGACTTAGAGATCAAAGATGGAATCAAAAGGTATGCAATCAGGGGCTACATAGATAAACTATTTATATATAAAGACAATTCTGTTATAATTAGAGACTTCAAAAGCAGCAAGTCAGTTTTTAAAGGCAAAGAAGTTTCAGATAATTTGCAGAATTTAATATATTGTCTCGCCGTAAAACATCTAATTCCAGAATCAGAACCTCAAAGTGAATTTCTTTTTTTAAGATTTGATCTAGAAAAAGATTTGCTTGGTAATTATGGAAAAGGTTTTTTAAAGATGGATAAAATTTCTAAAGATGAGCTTGAAGGATTTGAATATCAATTAACAGAATTTCAAAACTACCTAGACAACTTTGATAAAAGTACTGCAATGAGCAATTACGCAGCTACTCAAGATTATCCCAAAGACGGAACCTTTGGAGGCCCATTAGCGTGCGGTAAAGATGGATATAAAATGTCAAGGGGAGAACCCATCCTAGATGACAATGGCGAGCCAATACTAGCCTATATATGCCCTTATAGAAAACCAATGGAATACTACGCGTTAAAAGATAAAGAAGGCAATTTAAAAAAGACAGCCTTTTTAGATGAAAAACATAAATTAGATATGGAAGATGGAGATAAAATCATTAAAATGAAATATGACGGATGCCCGCACTGGAACAATAAAGAAAAAATAGAAGATTTTTTAAATGACAGTTAATGACTCAGCAGGAATAATAGTTAGATTAAACAATTTAGCGCTTCTAGGAAGAAGATCTAAGTTATGTGAGACTCTTCATGGATATTGGTCAATGCCATGCGGAATGTGCGAAGATTTTGAAGACCCCATGAGAACTGCAACTCGAGAGTTTTTTGAAGAAACCAATATAACTCTTAAGTCAGAAATTCATTTTTTAACTAAATTTCAAAATTTGAAGGGCGGAACATTTCACGTTTTTTATACAGACATAAAAGAGCTATTATATCCAGACTCTCGAGCTATGGATGCTATTGAGCATGATGAGTGGGGATTTTTTAAAATAGAAAAAAACTGCTTACCAAACCCAATCACCAAAGATACGAAAAATGCAATATTGATGCTCAAATGAAAAAGATAATAATTACAGGAGTAACTGGCCAAGATGGCAGCCATATGGCAGACTATTTATTGAAAAATACTACCGACACTATAATCGGTGGCGTAAGAAGATTGAGCGTTAAAAACCATAAAAATATTCATCATTTATCAAATAATGATAGGTTTAATTTAATAGATTTAGATGTAACAGATCAACAAAATGTATCTCATGTAATTCGAAAAGAACAGCCAGATTACTTTTTAAATTTTGCAGCAAATTCTTTTGTTGGTAATAGTTGGTCAATGCCCATCAGCCACATGGAGACAAATTCTATGGCAGTGTTATATCAACTTTCTTCGATAGCCGAATATTGTCCTAATTGTAGATATTATAATGCCGGAAGCAGCGAAGAATTTGGAGACGTCACATACTCGCCTCAAGACGAAAGTCATCCACTAAGACCTCGCAGTCCATATGGAGCTTCTAAAGCATCAGCGAGGCATATTGTAAAAGTTTACAGAGACTCTTATGACATTTATGCTGTTCAAGGCTGGCTTTTCAACCACGAAGGCGTAAGGCGCGGAGAAGAATTTGTGACCAGAAAAATATCAAAAAACGTTGCAGAGATATGCAAAGCGTTAGAAAGTAGAAAAAAATTTACACCATTATCCCTAGGAAACCTAGAAGCAAAGAGAGACTGGTCTGATGCAGAGGATTTTATAGAAGGAATATGGTTGATGATGAACAACCCTTTTGGGCCCAAGGATTATGTTCTTAGTTCTGGAAAAACCTATTCAATTAGAAGCTTTGTAGAGCGATGCTTTTTAGAAGCAAATATACCCTGTTACTGGACTGGATCCGGTTTAAATGAAAAGCTTTTCCTGTCTAACTATATAGCAGAAGAGCACAACTTAAAAGACACAGAGTTGCTCAATATTGATCCTAAATTCTATAGACCTGCGGAGGTTGAACTATTACAAGGGGATCCATCTTTGGCTGAAAAAGAATTGGGGTGGAAACGAAAAACAGACTTTAATGGATTAGTCAAAAAAATGTATAAAAATGACTACGCATTGTTAAGTTAAAAAAATAATATAAATTACCCCTGTTTTGTGTAACATAATGCATGAAACATAAATATAGCTCCGCAAAACGTCCTGGACCAAAGAGCTCTGCTCAAACTCCAGCTAAAAAATCAGAACGCAAAAAAGGCTCTTCTAAAAATAAGCCAGGTAGTGCTGGCAAAAAAGGTGGCAAAATTAATTTCTCTGCTAAAGTTTTAGAGTCTTTAAAAAATAAAGTTAAGGAACACAACTCCAAGTACAGCAAGAAAGTTACTCTTTCTCAGCTTAAAAAGGTTTACCGTAGGGGAGCAGGAGCATTTTCATCTAGCCACAGACCAGGAAAATCAAGAGGGCAATGGGCAATGGCAAGAGTAAATACATTTCTTAAAATGGTAAGAGGCGGAAAAGTAAAAGATAGCTACAGAAAAGCTGATCAAGATATTGCGAGAGCCAGCGCGAATGTTATCATTGATGATGGTGTTAGAGAAGAAAACTTTCTAACCGAAGAGGATTTTATTCAGGCCAAACTTGATATTTACAACTATCAACTTCAAGAAGATCCTGAATTCACTGAAGAAATGTGGAGCGAAATTTTTTCAGATGTCGACGAATTAGGTTTTGAAGAATATGTCGATGAAGAAAGTTGGGCAGCAGAAGCCAATAAAGGCAAAAAACTTAATAAGCCATTCAGGACCCCAGGTGGACCCAAAAAGTTTTCTGTTTACGTTAAAAATGAAAAGGGCAATGTCGTTAAAGTAAACTTTGGAGATCCCAACATGGAAATTAAGAGAGATGACCCCAATCGTCGCAAAAACTTCAGAGCTAGACATAATTGTGAAAATCCCGGTCCAAAAACAAAAGCTCGCTATTGGAGTTGCAAAATGTGGTCAAAGAAAAGTGTTACAAAAATGACCAAGGGTGAAGAAGAAAAGGTTGAAGAATCTGATGCTAGCGCACAAGATTATATGGAAAAAGCATTTATGCATCATTGCGCAAAGTATGACGACGATCTTGTTAATACCGCTGGTATGGATAAGGATAAAACCTATGCAGCTTGTGCATTGCAATACAAAAAGATGAAAAGCTCATTGTATGAAAAAGGCGAAGCCGGTTTAACCGAAAAACAAAAGAAACTGCCAAAACCCCTACAAGAAGCTATTCTCAAAAAACAGGGCGAAGAAATGAAAGAGTCCGAGTCAGGCCATCACGAAAAAGATAAAGACAAAAAGAAAAAGAAAAAATCTTATTCTAGTCTTTGGGAAAATATTCGCAAAAAGAAAAAACGAATGGGCAAGAATTATAAACCCGCAAAACCTGGAGATAAAGATCGCCCTCAAAAAAAAGCCTGGGATAGAGCTAAATCAGCAGAGCACGAAGAAAAGAAAAATTTTAAACCCCATATGATGTATGATCCAAAAACAGGAAAGGGCTATGAAGCAAAAACTTTTGAAGATCATTTAAAAATGAAAAAAATGGGCTACACCCACGAAAAGCCAGAAAAAAAGAAAGAGTAAATTATGGGCAGAACTGTTTTAATAAACAAGCTCAAGCTCACCACAAGTAATGTAGAAGAAAACAATATTGTCCTGCAAGAGATTAGTGGTCAGTTGTATGTAAATAATCATCTAGTTCTTACATCCAACAATATTGGCGACAGTTCCAATATTACCAGCATAGAATCAGACATTACTACCCTACAAAGTGACGTTTCAACTCTACAAGGCTCATCATCGTCATCAGAAGAATCTTCATTTTCTAATAGTTATTCTGTTATTTTAGATAAAACTAATGATTACATTGGAGTTGCATCAGGTTTAAACCCTGGTCTCGATGCCTATTCGCTTTCCTTATGGTTTAAACCTTCCTCCACAATTACCAGTTCTTATGTCGGCACCCTAGTAGGTGGTCTCACAAATGTATATGGAGGAATAAGGATCGGTATGGGGTCGGGCAGAGTAATAGAATATAACGACGGAGTTACATATATTGCTGCAGGTGATGTTACATCGGTTGACACAAACTGGCATCACATCGCACTCGTTTACGTGGACAGCGGATACACCACAACAAACGGCACTGCTAGTGCAAACGGAAAAGGGTACAAAATTTTTCTAGATGGAAATAGAGTAGATACGACCCTGGGATCTACTACTCGAAACTTTGCATTAGGTCAGACAACCAATAAATTCAAAATTGGTAGAGAAGGAGAAAGAACAATTTATTATTTTGGTGGCGGAGTTGATGAATTAGCAATTTTTGGAAGCTCTTTATCTGATTCAGATGTGAACGATATTTATTATTCTGGCGTACCAACGGACTTAACCTCCTATAGTCCAACTCTTTGGTGGAGAATGGGAGATAATGACTCTGGAGCAGGCACAACAATTACAGATCAAGGTAGTGGAAGCAATGATGGAGAGTTGGTAAATGGCCCGACCTTCTCCAGCTCAACACCTTCTTAATAAATAACTAAATATAAACGCATGAGAAAATATGTAATCATTAATTCTGACGAGGTACAAAATGTTGATTTTAATCAAGTTTTGGAAAAATCCGAAAACACAATTCGTTACTCTCAAGATAAAACCAAAACGTTTATTAAATTCGAAGACACTGAGGTTCCAAGTTTTTTAGAAGGTAAAGAGCAATTTAATTCTGAAGAAATTTTAAATATATTAAGTGGACCAGAATGGACTGAAAGCCCAGGAGAATAATCTATATCACGCAAAAGAGCGTGTGGTATTAATTTTATCTCACTTCTGGACACCAATAAATATTACTACTGCAAGAGAAGGCATTAGAAAACTAATATCCTGTGGATCAGATTCCTTGAGAACAAAATCTGTTTTTGCGCTTTCATACGGCGGAGAGCCTCTTTCTTGGGAAAACTGGATTAATCCAGAGCGCTCAAGCTATTACCCCAATCAGCCTCATATAAAATCTTATAATTTTAAATATCCAGTTCCGACTATATTGCTTACAACTTGCAAGTGGATACATCAAACAAAAGCAAAACCAAATATAAGATATTTATATAAAAGATACAAAGGAAGATGTCAAATTTGTGGAGAAAAGTTTGATATAAAAAAAATGACCATAGAACATATTTACCCAAAAAGCAAAGGTGGCACTAATGAGAGTCATAATGTCACACTTACATGCCAACCTTGCAATGCAAAAAAAGCGGCGATATATCCTTATAAAAATCATAAAGGCGAGGAGCTATCACCTTCAAACCCTTATCCCTTCTTCGATCCTATGCAAAAACATAGGCCAGAGTGGGAGCCATTTTTATTTAGAAAATAACTGGCACAACTCATGCAAAAGAAATGCATGACATATTATTATAAAAACAAACCCGAGCATGTTAATACATGGAATAATTTAATTGATTCTCTTTTTAGCGCGAAAGAGTATGGAAATATTCCTGCTCCCGCAAATATCTTATCAAATGATAAGGGAGTTGAAATTCATGTTCAAGCGCCAGGAATCAATAAAGAAGATATCCGTATAGATGTTGAAGATGGAATTCTTGAGGTTTCATATCAAGAAAAAGAAGACGAAAAAACTTTCGTGCAACAACAAATCTTCAAAGACGGCTTTTACAACAAATTCAAACTTTCTAAAGATTTAGATTGCAAAAGCATTAGTGCATCCATGAACAACGGCATATTAGAGATTCATATAAAAAGAAAAAAAACTTCCCCCAAAAGCAGAATAAAAATTAATTGATCATAATATTGCTTCTGCCACAAAAACCGCTTAAATGCGGTTTTTTTGTGTAATTTTTGATTGACAAGATATTAATATTAGTATATACTACATAAGCTGTTTATTATTTTTATGAAAAAATTTATATTTATACTATTTGTTTTATTGGTAACATCACCACTAACCCTAGCAAGCAAGCTTTATTTTAATAACGGCAAATCATTAGACGCAGAAATTATAGAAGCTAACGCAACTCATGTCTTACTAAAAAGATCTTCTGATTTGCAACGATTTAGAATTAAATCAGATCTTTTAACTAAAGATACTCAAAAGCAAATAGAGCTTTATCACTCGGAAGGTCGATACAGCTCCATACCCACGCTTAAAACGCCTCTTGATTCCAAAACTCTAAATCAGTACTCTGGATATATTGATGCTCTTATAGATCAAAATTTACGTTCTAAGCGCCTTCAAAAAACAAAAGAGCTAGACGAATATTCTTATGTCAGAAGACTTTATTTAACCACAATAGGAAGAATACCCACTTATCAAGAAGTTATTGATTTTGCAGACGACAATGACAAAGACAGAAAAGATAAATTAATTCAAAAACTTTTAAACTCAAATGGCTATGTCAATCATCAATTGAATTGGTGGAGTGACATGTTAAGAATCAAAGATAGAGTCAATGGAACAAATATTAACGTAGGAGTTATTTACAGACAGTGGCTAAGACAGGCAATTAGCGAAAATAAAACTTATGATGAAATTGTTAGAGAGCTATTAGGTAGCACAGGAAAGCTATATGACGGAGGCGAAGCAATAAGCTACTATCTACGAGATAGAGGGATGCAGGCAGACAACCTTTCTCATACAGTTAGAATTTTCTTGGGCACTCAATTAGAATGTGCCATGTGCCATGATCATCCGTTTGATCGCTGGACACAAAAAGAATTTTACGAAATGACAGCATTTACCTCTGGCATTGGAAATGTCAGATTACGTGAAGAAGGTAGAGTTATAGGAGAATTAAGCCGAAGCATCAATGATGATGCAGATCCCAGATCTGGAACTTTTAATAATTGGAGAAATCAAATCAGAGACTCAATACAGTTTGGCATTGAAAATAACGGAACTGGCGCCATAAAACTACCAGCAGATTTTGCAGAAGATAATGGCAATCCAGGAGAAGAGGTGCTGGCTAAAGCTATTTTTACCCCCAAGCCAATACAAAACGTGCAAGGTAATAGCCGAAAAGTTTTTGCAAGCTGGATGACCAGCAAAGACAATCCTAGATTTACAACCATGATTGCCAACAGGATTTGGAAGCATATTTTTGGCGCGGGACTTATTGAGCCTATTGATTCAATGATGGATGACACACTAGCTAGCAATGAAAAACTAATGAAATACTTAGAACGATTAATGGTGAGCGTTAATTATGATCTTAAAGAATATCAAAGAATTCTATTGAATACAAAATTATTTCAAAGAGAGAGCAAAAAAGAAGACTATAAAAGTTTAGAAGAGTATAACTTTGAAGGACCTATCTTAAGAAGAATGACCGGAGAGCAGCTTTGGGACTCTCTGGTTACATTAGTTTACAACGACATAGATGACAAATCTAGAATTCAAGTTCAAAATCAACAAGATTATTCAGTTATATATGAAAGATATAAAGACATGACTGGTTCGGAAATTTATCAAGACATCAAAACACTGGCAGATGAAAACCCAAACAATAGAAACTTTGTTGCAATAGTTCAAAAAGCCGCGGGCTATGAATATGAAAATTCTAGAATTAAAGATAGGCATTTAGTAAGAAGCAGCTACCTTTCTTACCCAGCCCCAGGAGGACACCTAATAAGACAATTCGGAGGTAGCGACAAAGAACAGATAGACAACAGCAATTCAGAGCCAAATACAACACAAGTGCTCAATCTTTTAAACGGATTTGTAGAGACAAATATATTAAATAAAAAAGATGCAGACTTTATAGAATTAATGCAATCAGAAAAAACAAAAACAAAACAAGTAGAAAATGCATTTTTATCAATTTTATCCAGAAAACCTAAAACCAGTGAATCAACTTTACTCAAAAAATTTATTGATGAACAAGATGGATTTAAACATGTATCTTGGATACTATTAAATAGTCATGAATTTATTTTCATCAAGTAAAGTGTAAACAAATAATTATTATGAATGACGAACTAACCAGAAGACAATTTGCGCAAAATATTGCCAAAGCATATCTTGGAGTTAATGCTCTAATATATGGACAAGATTTAATCGCCCGTACACAACGTGTTCCTACTGCCAGGCACGTTATATTTTTAAACATGTCAGGCGGAATGACTCACATAGATACGTTTGATCCGAAGCCAGAAAATAAAGAAGTTATGGGAGAAACTACAGCCATAAATACTTCCGCAGATGGCATTCAACTTGGTAGCTGGCTACCCCGCACAGCGCAGCAAATGCATCTGGCATCATTAGTTCGATCAGTAAACAGCAACCAAGGGGCGCACGAACAAGCTAACTACCTTCTACATACAAGCTATCAAAAGCGTGGAACAATTATTCATCCAAGCATGGGAAGTTGGATTAGTAAGTTATGCGGAAAATTAAACAACAGCCTTCCAGACAATGTTAAAATTAACGGTGGAAGCGGAATTATTGGAGCTGGATATTTTGAAAGCAAGCACGGTCCACTACCTCTTGGGAATCCAGATGCAGGCATACAAAATGTAAAAAAATCAGGATACGTAGGAGAAGATATGTATAAAGATAGATTGGATGCGTCCAGCATTTTAAACGAAGGCTTTACCAGACAATTTCCTCAAAAACAAGTTAGAGCTTATTCTGACTTGTACGATGATGCCATCAAACTTATGAAGAGTAAAGATCTCGAAGCCTTTGATCTTACTCACGAGCCAGAAGCTCTTCGAGAAGAGTATGGACAAAACAATTTTGGTCAGGGTTGTCTTTTGGCCCGCAGACTCATAGAAAACAAGGTGCGCTTTGTAGAAGTTTCGTATGGAGGATGGGATATGCACAATGATGTTTTTGGAAGCTTAGAAACAAGAGCAAAAGTTTTAGATGATGGATTATCTTCTTTATTGGCAGACCTTAATCGTAGAGGCATGCTATCTGATACTATGGTTGTTGTCGCGAGTGAATTTGGAAGAACTCCAGAAATTAAAGCTGGACGAGTTGGAAGAGATCATCATCCATCGGCATTTAGCGTATTTTTTGCCGGAGGAGGAATTAAGCAGGGTTATGTTCATGGCAAGTCTGATGAGCGAGCACATTACGTTGAAGAAAACGGCGTTGACGTTCCATCAATTAATGCAACCATTGCTTATGCTATGGGCTTGAGTATTGAAAAAATTACATACTCTCCTAGCGGAAGACCTTTCAAGGTTTCTAATGGCGAACCGCCAATTCTAGATATCTTGGCATAAAAAAAACAGCCCCTTAGGGCTGTTTCGTTAATAAAGAATTATTCTTATTAACTTTTTAAAAATCGTCTTCCAGAGATCCGCTTTGCTGATATTCTCTTACTCTTCTTTCAAAGAAGTTGCCCATAGCCTGAACATCTACAACTTCACTTAGCCAAGGAAAAGGATTTTTATCCCCAGGAAACCTATAATCCAAACCTATGCCCTCCAGTCTGCGATTACCAATATAATGCATGTAATCTACAAACATGTCAGCATTTAAACCAAGAATGCCCGTGGGTAAAACATCATGAGCATAAGCTATTTCTAACTCGACAGCTTTTTTCATATGTTCAACAAATTCTTCTTGAATAGCTTTTGTCCAAATAGATGGGTTTTGCTCGATCATGGTGTTAATCAGATACGTTCCAAATGCAATGTGAGAACTTTCATCTCTCAGAGTATATTTAATTTGATCCGATATACCCTGAAGTTTGTTTTGCCTTCCGAGCGCCAAAAGCATTGCGAAACCACTAAAAAAGAAAGTGCCTTCACAAACTATCCAATATGTTAAAAAGTTTCTTAATATTTCTTGCTTGCCCTGTTTGGTGTGTGGATCAAAATCTTGACGGCTAAGATCGTTCGTAATTTGCATTAGGAAATCATCTTTCGCCTTGATGCTTGGAATCGTTTCGTATGCGGCAAAAACCTCTTCAATATCTAGGTCTAAGCTGTCGCATACATATACTACCGTGAGGTTGTGAAGACTCTCTTCAAATGCTTGACGTAGTATATACTGCCGACACTCAGCGTCTGTAATATAGCGAAAGGCAGACAATAAAAGATTATTGCCGACCAAAGACTCACTTCCAGCAAAAAATCCAAGACAGCGCTTAACAAGTAATTTTTCATCTTCTGTAATTTCGTCATTTTTCCATTGTTTAATATCATTTTGCATACTGATTTCAGTAGGCATCCAGTTGTTTGCGCAACTCTTTAAAAATAGGTCCCATGCGAATTTGTGTTTATGAGGTAAAATTCTATTTACCCCCGCGATATTTTTAGTTAATAGTTCTCCAGTTTTATCATTCATGGTTTATATTTTACATTAAATAACGAATATAGTCAAGCTTAAGTTCATATAAATTATTGACAACTTTCACAAACTTCACCATTTTTCATAGCCTCAATGCTACAAGCGCTTGGTTCTTCTTTTTGTTGCTCTTGTGAATGAGATTTTTCTACCTTAGATGCAGCCCTATTTCTCAGATAGTAAGTGGTTTTAAGACCTGCCTCCCAACAAGCCATATAAACATCATTTAAATATTTAAGAGAGGTTGACTTGTTGTATAAATTAAAGCTAATTGATTGATCCATCCATTTTTGCCTTGCGGCATTTGCATCGATTAATGTAAACATATCTCGATCAAAAGCTGTCTTATATTTTTCTTTTAAATCTTCAGGTATAGATCCATTTAATAGAGATAGATCGCCATCAGCTTCTTTTACCAAAGATGCTATTTCACTATTCCATAATCCCCTGGATTTCATATCATTAATAAAGTGTTCATTGGTGATAAAGAAATTACCGCTTTTATTTTCGTATACAAATAATACAGAAAAATTAGGCTCTATACTTTGCTCAATACCATTAATATATCCAATAGTTGCTGTTGGAGCTATAGCCATTACATTAGAATTTCTCATGCCATGTTCACCTACGTGAATCCTGACTTTTTTCCAATCATCAAGTGTTTGACCCTTGCCAGTAAGAGGCTTGCCTGTTACAGATTGTTGCGGAACTTTTTGTTTTCCTCTATATACCATTAAATTATTGTAAGAATCAATTGGGAAAACTCCGCTACTCCAAAGAGAACCTTCGTAAGTTTCATATTTTCCTCTTTCTGCCGCTAGAATAGAGCTGGCATAAATTGCATTCATTGAATAAAACTCAAACAGCTTATCGCTAAAGTTTACAGCTTCTTTGCTATCAATCACAATGTTCTTCTTGTGAAGTACATCATGCAACCCCATAAGGCCAAGGCCTATGGGCCGATTCCTTAAATTAGATTTTGACGCTTCTAAGGTTGGATAAAAATTTAAATCAATAACATTATCAAGCATTCGGATTGCAGTGTGAATAGTCTTTTCAAGCTTTACATAATCTATATCATCTCCATCTTCATTTAGATGATTAAGCAAATTTATTGAACCAAGATTGCATACAGCCGTTTCTCCAATTTCAGTTTTTTGACCCTTATCATACTTAGAAGATTTGGTGTGCAAAGTTATTTCGGTACATAAATTACTGCTGTGAACAACGCCCTCGTGCTGATTAGTATACCTCATGTTACAAGGATCCTTAAAAGTATTCCAGGGGTGAGAAGTTTCAAAAAGCACCTTCAGCATTTTTTTCCATAATTCTTTTGCGGGCATTACTCTATAATTTTTAATCAACCCCTCTTCTGCCTGATCACAAAGCTTTTTGTACTTTTTATCAAACTCAGCCCCAAAGCAATCATGCAAATCAGCTTCTCTAGGATCGAAAAAATACCAAGCATCTTCATTTTGAACCCTTCGCATAAACTCGTCAGGTATCCACGAAGCAGTATTCATATCATGACACCTTAATCTATCATCTCCAGTATTTCTTCGAAGGTTAAGAAAGTCTTCAAAATCTAAATGCCATGGTTCTAGATATGCGCATCCTGCACCTGGACGCTTTCCGCCTTGATTCACCGCAACCAAGAGATCGTTATAAATCTTCAACCAAGGCACTAGTCCACTAGATATTCCATTGGTTCCTTGAATATGAGATCCTGTTGATCTGAAAGGAGTTACGTCAAGACCCAATCCGCCAGCATATTTAGACTTCCTAGCCTCTTGCCAAGCTCCATCAAAAATTCCATCGATGCTGTCATCAAATGTATTAAGGTAGCACGAGCTAAGTTGCGATCTTACAGTCCCGCTATTAAATAAAGTTGGAGTTGAAGATGTATACAAAAATTTACTAAATAAATTATAAAACTCAATAGCCTTGTCTTCTTTGTTTTCTTCGTTAATTGCAAGGCCCATTGCAACTCTCATCCAAAAAGATTGTGGCGCCTCCATAAGCTTACCTTCTTCTCGAATAAAATAACGGTCTGTTAAAATCTGAATACCTAGGTATTTAAATTTAAGATCTCGTCGAATCTTTATTGCCTCAGAAAGCTTTTGAAGATCAAACTCAAGCATCTTAGGATTTAATCTTTCAAGCCGAACAAGACGCTTGATTCCTTGAATAAAGCTTTTTCTATATTGTAATTTAAATATGTCAGAATCAACTCCCTCCTTAAAAACTTCTTTATATACTGTATTCAAAAGAAGTCTCGCAGCCACAAAGCTGTAGTCGGGCTCTTTTTCTATTTTTTCTCTTGCACTAAGAATTAGCGCTGTATCTATCTCTTTGGTAGTGATTTTATCGTATAGTTGTAGCTGGGCGTCAAGTACTACTTCACTTACAGATACATCTGCAATATCTTCACACGCCCTTTCTACATTTGCATTGATTTTCTCTACTCTAAAGTCCTGAAGACGTCCGTTGCGTTTTTTTACTTTAATATCCATATGTACCTAAAATATTAACATTTAAATGGGTTCGTGTCAATTGTATTTTTAAATTGTTGATAACTTTTTAGAGCTTGACAAAGACCGCATTTATTGATAAAATAGTGAGCATGATAGCATTATTCAAAAGTCACTTTTCTATCGGCAAAAGTATATTAACTCTAGATGATCCAATTACACATAAAGAAGGTGGAGCGGATAGCATTTTTAGTATTGCTGTAGAAAATAATTTAAAAGAAATAGTTTTGGTTGAGGACTCCCTTACAGGATTTCTTCAAGCAAAGAAAAACGCAGATAAGCTAAACATTAAATTAATCTTTGGGCTTAGAATAAATATGAAAGAAGATGGCTCAATAGACCCCAAAGAAGAATCTTTAAATAGTTCTCACAAAGTGATACTTTTCGCAAAGAACGCCAAAGGTTGCCAACTAATTAATAAGATTTATAGCGAAGCATTTACAAAAAAATATAACTGCGTAGATCACAAGCTTTTAAAAAAGCACTGGTCAAACAAGAACCTGATCATGGCAATTCCATTTTATGACAGTTTTATATATAATAATCTTATGAAATTTTCGAACTGCACACCAAATTTTGATTTCTGTAAGCCTGTGTTTTTTATAGAAAATAATGGGCTACCCTTTGATGATTTTTTGAAGTCAAAAGTTTTAGAATATTGTGATTCTAATAATTTTAAAACAGAACAAGCTAAAAGCATTTATTATAAGCAAAATCAAGACGTGGCTGCACTTCAAACCTACAAATGTATTACTGGCAGAAGCTTTGGCAACAAAACACTTAGCAAACCAAACCTAGACCATTTTGGAAGCGATCAATTTAGCTTTCAAAGTTGGAAACAAGAAAATGAAGTACGAATTAATACGAAGCAATAAAATATCGATCGGAAAATCCAGCCTTGGTGGCAGGGGCATATTTGCTTCAGATGATATTGAGGCAGGTGAAATACTTGAAGAAGCCCACTTTATAGTTTGCAACGCAAAGCAAACCGCTCAAGATAAAGAGCTCAGCAGATATTTCTTCTCTCTTTTTTATAACAAACTAAGCTCCCCAGAGGAAAACGAAGAAATTAATTTTAAAATTTCTCTAGCTTCACACATTGATGACGAAGATTTAAAAAATAAAATAGTCAAAGACCTAGAAGAATTGGGGTACAAAGACATTTCTAAAATTTACTGTACGGCTGCAGTTCTAGGCTATGGAATGATATTTAATCATTCAGAGAAAAAATATAACGCAAACTGGGAAATAGATTTTCATGATTTTTTATTTAGATACACATCTATCATTGATATCAAGAAGGGCGAAGAAATTTTTATAAACTATGGCAGTAACGAAAGAGAAGACTTGAAATGAAAGAATCACTATTAAGATTTAAGAAAAATCAAAAATATTTATTATTCGATTACGAAACATGTAATCTAAATTTAGTTTCTAATAATAAACCATGGCAATTGGCATTTCTTGTTGTGGAAAACAACAAAATTGTAGAGTCTAAGGATTATTGGTTAAAATGGGACGATCTCAATGTTTCGCCTGATGCCGCAAAAATCACAGGATTCACAAAAGCTAAATATGATAAAAAAGCATCTTGCCCAAAGCAAGCCTTAGAACATTTTGAAAAATACTTGTATGACCCAGATTATATTAAGGTGGGTCACAATCTTTTGGGCTTTGATGTTTACATGCACAATTTACATCGCAAGCTTGTCAATGCAAAATATAAGTCAGACTTTTCTTATACAAATCAATTAGTTGACACTCTATGTCTGGCAAAAGCTTTAAAGAAAAGAATCAAACTAAATAAAGATGATGATTTTTTGGCATGGCAATACAGATTAAACCACTTGATAGAGAGGGGCTTAGCCTGCAATCTTAAGCAATGCTGCAAAGACTTTGATGTGCCTTTCGATGAGAAAAAGCTTCATGATGCACTGTATGATATTGAAGTTAATTTTGAAGTATTTAAAAAAATGATATGGGAAATAGAAATATGAGTAATTTTACAGAACAGTTTTCATCTTATGATGAGTGTGTACCAGCGGGAGTTAGGCTTCCAAATATTAAAATTGAAGACAGATATTATAAAATGCTTGAAGCAAAATCTGATATCTCAAACTATGATTTTCTTAGAAAGCTTTGCCATAAGGGTGTTTACGACAAAGGTATAGATAAATTTAAAAACAAAAAAGAGTATTTTGACCGTGCAAAAACAGAGCTAACAATTTTAGAAGACCTTGGGTTTACAGACTATATCTTGCTAAATTGGGATATACTTAATTATTGTCATGAAAATAATATACCCACGGGTCCAGGCAGAGGCTCTGCGGCAGGATCTCTTGTACTTTATTTAATCGGAGTAACAAACGTAGATCCAGTCAAATACAACCTTTTCTTCGAAAGATTTGTTTCAAAGAGTCGAGCAAGAAAAATTGAACACAATGGTGTTACCTATCTAGACGGAAGCTTGTTGGCAGATGTTGATAATGATATTGCCTACGAAAGAAGAAGCGAGGTTATAAACTATATCGAAAAAAAGCATCCAGGTAGAACTGCAAAAATTTTAACATTAAATACTCTTAGTGGCAAACTTTGCATAAAGGAATGTGGCAAGATCGTGGGCGAACTTTCAGAACAAGAGGTGAATGAGGTTAGTGACACTATCCCTAAGAGATTCGGTGTTGTTGTGCCGCTTAAAACCGCATTAGAAGAAAGCGAAAAATTTGTTGACTGGTCTGCGGAAAATGCAGAGTCATTTAATATAGCTCTTAAATTAGAAGGGCTCAACAAAAATACAGGCGTTCACCCAAGTGGAATTGCAATTTCTTTTGACAAAATGACCGATATATGCCCAATTCAAAAATCAAACGACGGAGCCTTAGTGACCGGTTACGATATGAACTGGGTTTCAGAACTGATGGTTAAATTTGATATCTTGGGACTACGCACTTTGAGCGTAATTCATGATGTCTGTAAAAACCTAAATATCGATTGTGAAGATATTGATTTAAATGACGCCTCCACATTTACCCCGCTGCAGTCGCTTAGCGCCCCTCACGGGCTTTTTCAAATTGAATCCGATACCAACTACAGGGTTTGCAAGAAAATCAAGCCTAGGAGCCTAGAAGAGCTTAGTGCGGTTGTAGCCATTGGAAGACCAGGTGCTTTAGAATTTTTACAAGACTATGCCACTTATATTGAAACTAGCGAGGCGCAAGTTATTCATGAGTTTTTTAGCGATGTTCTGGATTATACAGGAGGTATTCCGCTTTATCAAGAGCAACTTATGCAGATGGCTGTAAAGGTAGGGTTTACTCTCGATGAGTCAGAGCAGTTAAGAAGAATAGTTGGCAAAAAGAAAGTTGATCAAATGCCTGCATGGAAAGCAAAAATACGAGAAAAGGTACAACAAAATAACCTACCAGAGGAGGTAGGAACAATTCTTTGGAGCGTTGCGGAAGATAGTGCCAATTACTCATTCAATAAATCGCACTCTTTGAGCTATTCTGTATTAAGTGCGTGGACTACATATCTAAAGTTCAAGCATCCACAGCAGTTCTTCTTATCTCTTTTGAAGATGACCAAGTACGAGCCTGCGCCTCAAGAAGAAATATCAAAAATATGTAAAGAATTATCAAGTTTTGGCATTAAATTGCTTTCTCCAGACCTAGCAAAGTCTAACATGGATTTTTCTATTGAAGGAAAAAATATTCGCTTTGGGTTAAATAGCATAAAAGGAGTAAGCGAAAAGTCTTTACAGTCCTTAAAAGATTTCAGGTCAAGTGATACTCCAACTAAATATGATATATTCTTAGCCGCCAAGCAAGCTGGACTGAATATTGGCGTCTTGAGCGCATTGATACAAGCTGGATCTTTACAAAGTAAGGGTTCCAACAGATCTCTAATGGTTTTAGAAGCACAAGCTTTTAACTTGTTAACTGAAAGAGAAAAAAGAAATTTTATATTGCTTGGAGAAAAATATGAATACAAACTTCTTAACTGCATTTCTGATGCAAAAAAAGGAGAATTAGTTGGAGATGATGGTAAGCCCCTAATGAAAGAGTCTCGCTTCAAAACATTCAAAAAGAAATATGATGTTTATAAGTCTATTTATGATAAAAATAAACCTTATGAAACTTTTGCAAACTGGTATTTTGAGACGGAGCTGCTGGGATACAGTCATAGCGCAAACTTAAAAACATGTTTTAATGATTCATATAACTCCCTATTAGACTCTAGAGACTTAAAAATTATGGAGTCTGATGAGAAAGGTAAATTTATTGGAGTGGTTGATGATTGCATCAAGAGAACTTCTAGAAATGGCAATAAATACATGAAACTGTCTATATCTGACGAATTTGGAAAATATGATGCGATGCTATTAAATTCTAGAAGAGGAAACTTCTATGATAGATATTTTGAATCTAAAAATAAAACACCTTCTAAAAAGAGCATTATCGTTGCTTATGGAAGAAAAGGAGAAGATATAGTATTTCTTGATTCATTAAATATTATGGACGAAAAGATCTATATGAAAATGTCTGACGTTAAATAATTTAGAGTGTAAATTAATGAAGATGACTCCTAAACCTAATTTTACGCCTCGCGCACAGCAGGCAATAAATGAAGCTAAAAAGGTTGCCAAAAGATACGCGAACGAATATGTGACGCTAGATCACTTATTTTTTGGAATGGTTAATTTGAATGCTGGCATTTTAGCAGAAATACTTTTTCTGCTTAGAATTGATCAAAGCTCTCTAAAGGAAAAGATAGAAAGCTCATTTTTTAATTTTGAAGAAACAAGCTTTTCTGATGACATTGAGCCTGCATTTGATCAACATTTTCATCTTGTACTCAAAGTTGCAGCCTCTATAGCAGACAAACTTGGACACGAATATGTTGGAGTAGAACATATATTGCTCGCCCTCTTAAAATATGAAGAATCTAATATTCCAAATTATTTTAGATCTTTCAATGCTTCCGAAGACGACATTATAGCTGAAGTCAGAGATTATTTGCATCTTGGCAAAGAAGCTCCAGCGGCGAAACAAAACGTTAAGCCTGTTAGAAAAAAGCCATCTGCCCAAAAAGAATCTAAGCTGCAAAATTTAGAAAAATTCGCAACAAACTTAAATGCACTAGCAACACAAGGTAAATTTGATAATATCATAGGCAAAGAAACAGAAATTTATGAAGTTTCAGAAATTTTGTGCAGAAGAACTAAAAATAACCCAGTGTTACTAGGAGAAGCTGGAGTAGGAAAAACTGCCATTGTGGAAGGTCTAGCTCAGAAAATAGTCAAAGGAGAGGCGTCTGATTTCTTGCTTAGTAAAACAATATATTCTTTGGACCTGGGATCTCTAATTGCTGGAACAAAATATAGAGGTCAATTTGAAGAAAGACTTAAAGGTATAATTGACGAAGCAAAGAAAAACAAAGATTTAGTTTTATTTATAGATGAAATTCACACTCTTGTTGGAGCAGGAAGCGCAGAAGGCAGTATGGATGCAGCAAATATCTTAAAACCTCTTTTGGCACGAGGAGAACTTAAATGCATAGGCGCTACAACTCAAGATGAATACAAGAAAAGTATTTTAAAGGACGGAGCTCTAGATAGAAGATTTCAAGCCGTTACAGTAATTGAGCCAACCAAAGAAGAAACTCGGCAGATCATTGAAGGAATTAAACCAAAATACGAAGAGTTTCATGGAATTTCATACCCGCCAGAGGTTTTAGATTTAGTAGTAGAATTGACATCAAGATATATTTTTGATAAGCAATTTCCAGATAAAGCTATTGATATACTCGATCAAGCCGGCTCAAAAGTAAAGATTAAAAATATTGAACGCCCCCAAGAAGCAAAAGACATTGAAAACCGACTAGAAGAGCTTGCCATGCAAGAATCAAAGCTGCAGCTTATAGGAGCGCAGTCTATCGAGATTGAAGACATGCAGTTAGATCTTCTTGAAAAATATGATGAAATTATTACTGCATGGGCAAAAAAAACTATGCGCTCAAAAATTAAAGTTAAGAAAAAAGATATTTATGAAGTAATTGCTTCCAGAACAGGTATTCCCATTTCAGAAGTATCCAAAAAAGATTCTGACAAAATGCTTGGCTTATTCAAAAAATTAAACAAAAAGATTATTGGTCAATCTCAGGCTCTTAAAGAAATTTCAGAATGCATTCTAAGATCGAAATCTGGACTACAAGACCCAAACAAGCCAGTTGGAAGTTTTCTTTTAGTTGGCGCAAGTGGAACCGGAAAAACTTATACCGCAAAATGTATTGCCGAATATATTTATGGAAGCCAAAGTAAACTTATACAAATTGACATGAGCGAATTTTCTGAAAAAATTTCTTCTACAAGGCTAATAGGGGCTGCTCCAGGTTATGTTGGCTATGAAGAAGGAGGAGAGTTAACAGAAAAAGTCAGAAGAAACCCTTATAGCGTTGTGTTATTTGACGAAGTAGAAAAAGCTCATCCAGATGTTTTAAATGTATTACTACAAATATTAGAAGAAGGTTTTGTGACTGATAATTCAGGTAGAAAAGTAAATTTTTCTAATTGCACAATTATATTGACAGGTAATGTTGGCAGTCATAAACTAGAAAAATCATCAGTTGGCTTTGCGACAGATAATTCTGCAATGCCGATTGATAAAATTAAATCTGAACTAAAAGCTCACTTTAAGCCTGAATTTCTAAACAGATTAAATGAAGTCATTGTATTTGAAGATTTTGATATAACAAAGCTTATTAAAATCGCAAGACTAGAACTTCAGGAATTAGAGCATAAGTTATTTTCTAAAAAAATAGCTTTATCGGTTACCCCTAAAGCTATTAAACATATTGCCGAAGAAGCCTTTGATCAAAAAATGGGCGCAAGACCGATTAAAAGGTTAATTCAAAAATATATAGAAAATCATTTATCAAAGTTGCTACTTAGCAATCATCTTAAAAGTAATTCTTGCATAAAGTTTTCTCTATGCAAAGGAGAAATTATTTATTCAATCACGGAAGCAGGGGCTTGATTGGACTCTCAATTGGATCATCTTTAACCTGCATGGGATCCTCAAATTTTTCTCCAGGATTTTTTGAAGGAGCATCTTTCTTTTCGTTATAAATTGACATGCATGCAGCAAATCTATCTCCTTGGATTGGATATCTTTTCTTCATGTTTGCATCTAGAATACAACGAGTCATAAACTGATCCCCAGATTCTTGAGCCGTGGGTGTTGGATACCTTTTGTCTTCATTGGTAAGAAAATTATTTTTTTCTTCTTCTGGCATTTCTGGTTGTTTTTCTGGGAACATTTGTTCGTACTCAGAGTATCTCATAGCTTGATCAATTAAATCATATGCTTGAGCTATATTATTTTTTACCCAGCCCTCTAGCTCTGAATCATCTTTTACCATATCATACATAACCCTAGCTTTTTTCCAAATATGATACAATTCAGATTTTACTTTTTTATTGGTATTCCCATAATCCGACATGTGATTGCTTTCTGAAATATTGCTCATAATAATTCTTACACTTAATTAAGATATTGGTCTAAACCAGAACTCGACTTTTGATTAGGAGAATCTTTTCCTACTACTTGATTCGGTTTTGCAGCATGTAAATTATAAGCATAAATTAAATCTTTTAATCTTGCCTGAGACTGAGAGTATGCTTCTGAATAATTTTTTGCAGTAACATTTTTATTTGATCTCTGAATCATAGAATCGCCTTCTCTGATTGTTTGAAAATCTTGACCAGGAGTTGATCCATCAATTCCTCTTAAAGTTTTTCTGTGTGCTTTGCGGTTATATTCAGAAACATACATTTCTCTCAGTATAGATTGTTCTTCTAGCTTTAGATTTTCTGGATTATCTCCGCTAAAAGAAGTGAATATTAAATTATTTAACTCTCCAAGATGGCCTTCAAGCCAACCAGATATAAGGCCAATCTCTGAATTACGAGAATCGCCATGTTCTTCAAACCCCAATTCTTGATCGTAAATTTTTACTGCAAGTTGACCAAGGTTTGTATCTGGATTGATATCGTGCGCCATTTTAGTTGTTTAAATAATCAATAACTTGTTTGTGCTTTGGATTTGATGGATCTAATTTTGTGGGTTCGCCCATTATTTGTACACTGCCTTTTCCGTGTAGGCTAGAATCAAATGCTCTTTTAATTTTATTTTTTAATACAGTTTTGTTTCCAGAAGGAAATACTCCGACTTTGACCGCAAATGCCTGAAGATCTGTTAAATTCATGTCTTGCAGCATCTCTGCGAATACTCTTTTGTCATTTGTTCTAAATGGATTAATTTTTGGAATACCTAAAATTTCCTCAAGCTCGCGTGCCTTTGCGACTTGATCCTCGTAATTTTTACCGTTTGTTTGTTGTAAATCTTCAAGCTTTGGCTGCTTCTTTGCTTTAGAAGTCTTGGAAGCAGTAGACTTGCTCGTAGTAGTTTTCTTTTTTGCCATAATTTTTACCTTTTACCTTGTATGGGTTGTACACTAATATAATAAACTAATTAAATAAAAAATCCACCCCAGTCGCCTGAGGTGGACTTTTATAAAACGCTAATTTTTAAAAAAATTAAACGATAAGACCAAGCAACACGCGATCATCGATGATCATACGGCCTTCTTCAAGAGAACCGTAGTAACCAATCTTGGATTGACGTGTTACGAATTGATCGTCGGCTACGAGAGAGAACTCGTCTCCGGACTCGGAATCAGTAGCTACTGCACGAATCATGGACTCGCGACTGAGGTCAACACCAACGATGATTTGCTCAGCAACAGCATTTCCGGAAGCATCTAGTCCGAACTGTCTAGCCGATCCACCTGTTACGTAGTGTTCATCATAGGTTGTATTGCCTGCAGCTACATCAAATGTAGTGTTCCATTTTTGACCATCGCCCATTTCATTGTACTCTTGGATCGATACGCCATAGAACTCAGGAATGCCAGCGCTATTAAAGATAGCGTCACGCATACCGTCTGTTCCAGCGATGGAATCAGAACCAACAGTGTTGATTGGGTTGTAAGCCAAACCGCGGATTTCTTCTACGATTTCAGGAGAAACCAGAATATCGGTGATTCCACGTCCACGACGCTCAGCAGGTGTTCCACCGGTCCAAGCAGTATTAATACGCTTAGCTTTTGTGAACAACTTGTTAAGGTCGGAAAGAAGGAATCGATCAGCTTGAGCAGAACGAATAACGTGTTTTTCGCCATTTGTTTCAGCATTAGCCAATGCGGTCATAATCATGGAAGCAGAAGTTTTTTCTTGCTTAAGCAAAACTTCTTGAGCCATGCGGGTAAATGTCTTGCTGACTACATCAAGTCTGGAACGAGAAGCGTAACGCTTATCGAAGCTCAAAGCGCTGTCGAGAGTATAAGTTGTGAACTTAAGCTCGCTTTGCGAAGGAGCGACTTGGTTGGTGGGAAGTCCGCCAGGAACTGACTGACTCCAAACCTGGATGTAATCTTCATCAGTAATGTCGTGATAAAGGTCCAAAGGAATGCTTGGGCTTTCATCAGAATTGAACTGCAGCGATGTAAACATGTTACTTACTGTAGGAGCTGCGTTAACAACTTCAGCCAAAACTGGGCCAATAAATTCAGCCAGAGCAGTTTGAGCTTCGTAAGCAACATCTCTGTTCTTGGAAGCCATAGCTTTTACAAGCTCGACTTGCTCGGGTGTTCTATCTAGAGTGATTTTCATTATTTTTAAATCCTTTCTTTAGAAGCTAACTTTGCAGAGGTATTTCTTTGCTGAAGAGTTGTCGCTTTCTTCTCCGATAGCGATAACTTTTCCTACAACAGCGCCAGCACTTTGAGTAACAAGTTGTCCAGCATTAGAAGAATCAACTTCAAGATCGGCTCCCAAAGCTGGTGCAGCCGAAAAAGCTGATCCGCTCAAAAGAACCATTCCCTTTGTCAAAACAGGAACTGTTTGTCCAGGAAGAACTCCTTGTGCTTCATCAAGTTTTTGCTTGTAGGTTAACATTTTCTCACCGTTTTCGTCGAACGCCAAGGTTTCACGAAGTGTGATTCCCAACGTTGCTCCGGTGCCATCAGCGGGTGCAACCGTCATACCGTTAGAGGGGTATGCGTTAAATCCGATGTGTGCACCACTAAAGCTTGCACCAAGGTAGTCCCTAAGGGCTCCCGAAGTAGCAAGTGTTGAAGGTGTGTCACCGGGGAGTGCGCCCGCACTTACTTTGACCACTACGCCAGCATCATGATCGCCAGGATTTGCGGATGTCATTGCGGCCAGAGCGGCAGCATTAGCACTCGAAAGATCCAAAGCAAACAAGTTGACAACGTCGTGTTCACTGTAGTCTCGGTATGGTAGTATTCTTTTTGCCATAATTTTTTTCTTCTATATATTAGTATGAAATTTTAACAGAATCCTTGAAAGTCTTTTGTAGACGATCTCTTAAAGATTCTCCGTCAGATGAAGACTCATTATTGTTAACAACAGCAGCTTCTTCAACTTCCAAACTTTCAAGAGCTTCTTCTACTGCGTCAGCTTCTTCAGTTTCTTCAGCAGATGCTTCAGCAACTTCGATTTCTTCTTCTGTTTCTGTTTCGGTTTCTTTTTGAGCTTCTGATGCCTCAGAGATGCGTTTTTCAACTTCTTGAGCTACACGATCTTCGAAAGCCTTCTTCTCAGTTGCGATAAATTCTTTGTTCTTGTGCTTCCAGACTTTAGCGAGCTTTTCTTGATATTCTGCGAAACTTTCTTCGGTTTCATCAAGATCGCTAATTTCAGATGCTACAATTTTGGAATCATCTTCGTCAAGTTCGTAGATTTCATTTAAAGCTTCCATGCGTGAGTTGAATCGAATTTCTGCTTCTCTAGCAGCATTCTCTTCTTCTAAAGCGGAAAGCTTTTCTTGCGTTGATTGCAGTTGCTGTTCTACTTCTCCCATTTTCTCTTGCAGAGAATTTTGAGCCTGAACAGCTTCTTCTTTTTCAGCTTTAGCCTTTTCCAGATCGGCGACATATTGTTCGCCTTTCTCTCGGATAGCCTCGATAAAAACTTTAGAGATGCTTGCGACACTCTCTTCAGAAAAATCTTGGTTGCCAAGCTTTTCGTCTAAAGCTGCTCGGAATTCATTGATGATTTGATCTTTGTCCATAATTTTGTTATTACAGGTTTCTTTGTTTAGTACATTTTCTTCAGTAGAATGGGAAGTTTTTTCGCTTTTTGTCATTAACTTGTCGATAGGATCTCTTCTCGCAGAAGGTTCTGGTTTAGATTCTCCTTTCTCTGCAACCAAGCCTTTGACGTCTGCAGCAGGGTTCGAAGTGAAACCAATTCCTAGAGGATAAATATCTCCTACTATCAATCGATTCACTTTTCGTCCGTCTTGCAACATTCCTTTTCCACCTAAAGATTTTAAATAAGGAGAATAAGCTTTCATCTCCTCTGGGCTAGAGACTATAGTTGACTCGTGCAAGTCGTCTCCCCCAACTGAAATTACATAATCATTAAATCCAACCTCCCAGCTCGCCGAGACACTTTCGTAAAAATCGCTTTCTTTATCGGTTGAATTAACAACAAGATCAGCGAATTCTTTACTGGCAGTTCTGTAGACTACAGCTGCCAATGCAATATTATAAGCCTTATCTTCTACCAGCGCTTCTTCTTCTGTCATCAATTCTGAAGAATCAGAGTATTTAGAAAAGCCAGCAGAAACAATGTGTCCAACTATTCTGTCTCTATCATGTTCAATATTGGCTGGCTTGTGAACAAAATAATCCTTAATCTTAACCGCCGCCTCGCTATCAATACCATCACCATTTTTATTAAACTTGTTCACCACAGCAGCGTTAAACGCAACTCCAATTAAATCAATATTTTTGTCTAAATCAATACTAGCAGGAATCAAAGGGCGCAAAGATTCCAAGGAAGCCTTGCTGATATTTGAATCCTCAATATCACTAGAAGCAAAAACTATATTTTCGAACGTTGTTGTATATTTATATTCTTGAGACATTTACAGAAAAGGTACACTTAGTTTATAAACATGGGAGTAAAGGTGGTATTAACATTATCAATTTTTACGTTCATTATATCATAATATAATTTAACCATCCAATTGCCAAGTACTAATGCAGAATAACTATCTTTTCTTGCTTTTTCTGGACCAGTTTGTCTTTTTAATGTCGGCGGCAGATCAAATGTTTGCGTTCCTCCAGCAGAAGTCGTTATCTGAATTAAAGAGCATTGTGTTTTGATTAAGTTCATCATATCAAACTGATGCTCAACAAAATCAATCATCTTGGCCGCATTTGTTTGACGCTCTAAACTTTGCGATGTTCGCAAGAAATGAATATCTTGTATTGGTATTTTCTTTTGTCTTTGCTCATTGTATGCATCATCAATTGCTCTAGAGCCAAAAAATATTCTGTGATGATCAAAATTTGCTTGCAACAATTCATTCGCAAGTCTAATCCATTGACTGGTTGGCTTTCTTAAATAACAAATTGTTTTATCTTCTAAATTATATTCTCTTTTTCCTTCTGTAAGCTTTTGCTGATAATGCTCCAAATCATCAAAGTTTGTGGTCAAGCATTTTATATTAATTTTTTTCTTTTTGAATAAGCTACTTTCGTTTGCAGCATTAATAAATTGAACACCTCCATTATAGTCTCCAACAATACTTACAATATTAAAATGAGTTAGCAAATAATAAAAGTAAAAAATATGTTGCTTTAAATTTGCACCGCTTAAAGCATAACTATGAACAACTGTACCAATTTTTTTATCGTCATTCAGCTTTAACACCATCATTGCAAAATCATCGCTACTTTCGCTCTCCGCCCAACTCGGGTCGAAAGCAAGAATATACTTCGCGCCAACTTCACCACAAACTTCTATTGTTGGATTTTCTCCATCTTTTAGAGTACAGGATGCCATTTTTGAAGTTTTAAAATAACCACTACTATCATCTGTAAATATAGACCCAAACTCTCGATCAAACTGACTTTGACTCATGGTTGATTTGGCTTGATCCAAAAGATTTTGATCGTAAAGCTGGGTAGGGGCACAGTCATAACTAAATTGCATAATAACTCTGTGAGCATCACTTTGTTTTGTGCTGCCTGTTCTAATTAACTCTTCGAATTGCTCATAAGCTTTATACATATATTCGAACTTATAACTTGCAGAACTCAATGCAATCAATTTATTGTTTTTCCAAATGTGACGATCTTCTTCCTTCATTTTACCTTCTGCAATCATCTCTGTTTCTAAATTAAATAACTCTTCTCTTTGTGTTGGATTTTCGACAACACTAAGGAAGGGTATAATAACCTCATTATATATTCGCTCAGGCATCAAGGCAAACTCGTCAATAATTATTCTATGAAACCTGAATCCACGAAGCTTTTCTCCATCACCCAATGGCAAGGCTCTTATTCGACTATCGCCTATTTCTAACAACCATTCGTCATTACTTTTTGACTTGTGAGTAATGCATTGTGATAAATAAGCAGCACCAGGTTTTGCGGCAATATCTTCTATCTTTTTGAATATCATTTTGGCCTGACGAAAAGATTTAGATAAAATACCTATCTCAACCCCCTGATTCAGCATTGCGTCTAAATATGCGAAAATTGCAGTGGTAAAAGATTTACTCATTCCTCGACTCCATACTCCCATAAAATAATCTGTATTAAACATAGACTTAATTGCCATATGCTGAAATGGAAATAACTTAACGCCGCTCACCAAATCTGCCGTAAATGTAATGTTTTCTCGTAAAAATTTATACAGCAAAATCTTTGCATCTTTTTCTTCGATGAACCCCTTAATTTCAGAAAGCTCTTGATTGAAATTTTTAAACTGATTTCTTTCTAATTGATTTCCTGTTTCCCAAGCCATTATATCATTTTCCTATCTATATAATATTGAAGATCAACGTCCCACAGCCTTTTTCCCAAAACTAATAGTTTAGGAATAATACTTTCAGACTCTTCTCTGCTGCCAGTAAATATAAATTGACAGTGACCGCAAAACTTGTGGGCCAGCTCTCTCATGTTGTGATAAATGTATTTCATATTCGAAGTATGATGAGACCACCTGTTATGTTTTTCGATATCTCTTATGCTGCCCTCGGTGACTATAAACAAATAACTATCAAAATCTTTTGCGCGTTGTAATTCATATGTAAATCTTTCTAAATTATTTTTACTTAAAGTTGATTTAAAATCTTGCTCTCCCTTTCTGTCTACATAAGTATAATCGTAGTATTCCTTGCCAACAGCATAATCCCCAAAGTCTAATTTAAGGGATTCAGAATTGGCAAACTCCAGTGGCTGTTGCTCTCTTGTGTCAACAAAAACTTTTACATTTTTATATGATCTATTAGACCATTCATCAGGCAAACGAGAGCCAAACATTGGCTTTACTCCAGCAGCCTCACAGGCCGCAGTATATGACCCAAAATGTTTTTGATAAATCTCTATTGTTGGTAAATCGTGCAGCTCCAGCTCTAAATGAGAAGGTCCATATTTTAAATTCTTTTTTTGTATTCTATTTTGCAGTAATTTGAGTATATATTCCTTTACGGTTTGCGCATCATTTTCCTTGCACCAGCTAAGTAGTTGCTGTCTATGAGAAAAATCTTTTGAAAAATACTGTTCTTTATTTTTGAAAGGTAAAGGCTCTCCAGTATATAAATTTTTTCTTGGATAATATTTTAAATAATATTCCGAAAGCATCAGCTTGTGCGAACGCAAATGCATATGAAGTTGTTTTTCTTCATCAAAGACTTGCCCACATACTTTGCATTTATATGACATCTTCTTTTGAAATACCTAATACTCTGGCTTTCCAGTCTGGCATAGATTCCAACCTATCAGCTTCTTCTCGTGCAGCCTGCTTTTGTAGTTCTGCAATTTTAATCATTACCTCTCGCTCTTCTTCTTCTTGAAACAATTGAACTAAAGCAAGTATATTTGCATTTTGTTGTTGTTTGCTAGAAATTCTTTTGGATCTATCTCCTTGCAATTTTTGGATCAAAGATTCCATTCGTTTTTCGCATTGGTTATATTCTTCACTTTTTGTTTTTAAAAGCTCTGCAAGTCTCACAGTTAGGTCTTGTTGATCTTCAGCCTCATCAAACATTCGATTTAATTTATTGATTGCGCTTTGTATATTTTTTAGATGAATATAATCTATACAAACATTGATATATAAATTAATTTCATCAGATGTTAAATCTGGTTTATCCCAAGTAGCTCGAACAAATTCTGCCTCAAACAAATCTCTATCTGCTTGACTGTCATAATTATTTATAATTTGTATAAATCTAGGAGAAGCAAGAAAAGCCCCCAATGCATCAATACTTCTTCTTTCTATAATGCTTAATTTTTCTTCATTGATAGATGTCTGAGCATAGTCATTTATTTTTTTAATTATTTTGCTTGCAGCTTTTGGAGGAGAATATCTTTTGTTAATTGCATCTTCAGATGGAGGTGTTTTAATATTCTCGTTTGCATCCACATAATCAAAAACAGCTTGATACTCTTTGCTGTTGTGAGTAACCCTGATGTTAGGAAACAGCACAGAGGCCGCTTGTGCGCAGGTCATACCGCTAGAAACAGACTGGTCGATAAATTCTTTTTGCTCAGACGAAAGCTGAATATCTTCTTTGGGGTAAACGTGCTTGGTTTCATATTCTATTTCGTTATTCAATAGAAACTTTCTAACCGCCCTACCCTGCTTACTTCTTCCATCAATCTTCTCTGCATCAGGAAAAGCCAGTCTAGTCAATTCGGTCAAATCGGTTATTGAGGCAGCGTGCTCTCTAATGATTTGTTTTTGTTCTTCAGTTAACTCCATGGAGTAGTTGCCCTAACAGTTATGATGTCTTGCGTTTTCAATATTTCTTGAGCCTTTTGTTTAAATATTTTTTTAAGATTTTTAATCTGTTTATATCCCGCTTTTCTTCCCTTTTCGCTTGTCTTGTAACCCATTTTTTTTGCTACCTCTTCTTCATCCATATGTTTAACAAATAACAATTCGTAAACTTGATATTGTTTTGCCGATAAATCTTTTTTCATATGTTGATTTAATTTATCTTGAGCTTCTATAATATCAAAATTTTGATCTGGCATAGCGGAAACTTCGTGAGAATGATTTTCTAAAGCTAGAGCCATCTTTATTCCATATGCTGGTTTTTTTGTTCTTTCCCATTTGGCGTATAAAGGGCAAGTAGAATCTTGAAGGCCGCTTTTAGTAAATCCACATAAAGAAGCCTCTCCACCACCTTTGGTTGCGCACGATTGATTGAATGGACAATTTAAGCATGGTCGCACAAAATTACTGTAGTTATTACGCAATATATTTTTCATTTGATTTGTAATAATTTTATTTATCCAGGGCTTCAAAGATCTAGACTGATCCCATTGATGCCATTTTTTATAGATATGAGCTTTAATTATTTGTTCTACATCTTCAAAGTCGAACCAAGCTAAAGAGTCGAGAAACCACTTGCCCCTTCTCTTTTTTATTTCTGTATCAATTTCTTCGGCTTTATCTTCGTAAGTAAAATTACTTTTTTCTTGGTCTTCCACGCTTTGCTAGTTTTTTTGGTTTTGGCGCTTCTGACTGTTTCATTTCCTCTATCTGCTCTTCAGACGGCAATACATCTTTTAAATCAAATGAAATCTTGTCCACTTCTATGCTGTACGACAGCTTAGATATTTCTGGTACGTCAAAAATGTCTAATCCATCTGGATCATAAGATTCATCATTGATTTGCGCTCTGCGCGTCGTTGATCTTGCAGCTGTTTTAGATTTTTTTTGCTTTGCCGCAGATAAGATATTTAAACTCTCACCACAACCACCACAAAATTTAGGTGCTTGTATTGAGTACATATTTTTAAAACCACAGTGTGGACAGTAAGAAAAAGCCATAACTATATATTATAGTAAAAAATAAAATTATATCAAATAACCGCTAATAACGCGAGCCTGTTTTCTCACAAAGTCTTCTACATCAGGGCCCCAAGACCTTTTCTCTTTAACATACTCTAAGCAAATAACTCCAAGTATTTTTCCATTTAAAGTTTTTACAGGTCTAGCAAACATACTTTGCACACCCTTTTGCTCAAGGAAAGATTTAAAACCTATATCTTCGTTATAATTTTCTGTATCACTACATACAAAAGTTTTATTTTCTGCTATATCCTTGACCATTGCATGAAAATTTGAAATTCTTATGTTTTGCAGAGAATGACACTCCGAGCTAATCCCCTCGCTTATAACCTCGTAAGTACAACTTAATTTTTGCTGACCCCTACCAGAGAAATAATGCTCTCCATTATGAAACTCCATAACGTATGCCCTATCACAATCTGTTTCATTCATAACAAAATCTAAAGCCGCAATAATATTACTATGAGCAGATGGATCATAATTGAACTCTTTACTCTTTTTTTCATCGTATTTTACCTTTAACCACATGCCCAAAACAGCCGTAACGGCCGAAACAACACCGGTTAACACGCTAATTATATCTAATCCAATATTCATTTTTTAAAAAGTAACGGAGCAAAACAAAACAAACAGACAGATGCCACAATGATACCGAACCAGGTCCATGGAGCAACGGGATCATAATCATTTGCTTGCCTTACAATAGATAATACATTATCAGGTTCAATTGTAGAATTTATTTCTTTTAAATCCTCTTGTTTCTGTAAAAATTTTTTTGCACACCCGTTAAAAAATAATAAAGATAATAATAAAAATCTCATCGTCTCTTGCTGGGTATAGCATAAAATCCTACAACCATAAAACATAAATCCATAAAAGATGCCAACATTAGACCTCCGGTCATTTGCACCATCTCCCACTCCTTGCTCCCAAATAGCCAACTAAAAAATCCAAATTTAGCACCGTCTCCCTTGGGAACGATAAGGTTATATGTTATATCAGGGTTCATTGCATAGTATATCATCAGGAAACACATGGTAAAGGTAATACTCATGAAAAGCACTCGTCTTGTCACCTGTACAAAAGGATCTTTTGCGTTTTCTGATTGACTCTTAATCAAAGCGTCCAGCATTTTCTCATCTCTGGCTGCTAAAGCAAGTTGATCTTGTCTTTTTTGTTCTAACCACGCGTTTATCAAATTGCAGCCAAGCTTTATTCCTGCTCCAATTATAGTATTAAGGATTGGTCCCATTTTTATTTTTCCTTTCCATTTCTTCTTCGAATCTTTTGTCCCAATCAATAGGCTCTTCTTTATTGCATTGAATTACTCCAAATGTGCTTAGACCAGCTGTAATTAACAAACCAACGCCCATTAATATTTTTCTCCATAGTTCTGCATGGATTGCATCTTCGGAATCTGACTCTTCCTCTGGATATGGATGTGGTATATCTGGCTCTGGCTTGGGCTCTGGCTTGGGCTCTGGCTTGGGCTCTGGCTTGGGCTCTGGCTTGGGCTCTGGCTTGGGCTCTGGCTTGGGCTCTGGCTTGGGCTCTGGCTTGGGCTCTGGCTTGGGCTCTGGCTTGGGCTC